GTTTGAATGTATACGCTCTCATGATATAAACACAGATGGTGTGAATTTCCTAGAGGATGATACCCCTGTAGGTTATATTATTACCAACCCACCATACTCTCTGGCAAATGAGTTTATACTCCATGCCAAGGAAGTTGTAAAGCGTAAGTTTGCTATGTTGTTGCCTATTACATACCTACAGGGATCATACAGGTACAATAATATCTGGTTGGATAAAGAATATCCCTTACAGTCTGTGTATGTATTTAATAGGTTTCCCATGCTTTGTGATACTGTGCGCGAGGATGGGAAGTTTTCCACAGGGATGAGCTGTTATGCGTGGTATGTGTGGGACAATATGTGGGTGGGGAGACCAGAGATTAACTGGATAGACGTAGATAAGTACGTTCTCAAAAAGGGGGATGTAGATGGATAATGAAGCAGGATTTACGTGGCTGCTAGAGGAATTTGAGCGTTATAGTATAGCGGTGCAGGAATATAAGGACGGGCGGTTTAGCTGTAATGGCTCTTTAATATCTGAGCGTAAGAGATGTATGTTGGAAGCCAAGGATAGCCTTAAACTGGCGTTCGATGATTATGTGACGACTTTGCTGGGCGAGGGAGTTTGTGTATGATACATGGCAGCTTAAAATTCCAAAAACTTCAACCCTCTGGTATTATGAGGGTCACTAAAAAGGCACATACTTATAAACCTAAAAAGGTTACTTGGAAGGATCTATGGCGTATGATTAAAGCAGAATGGAAAAGGGCATGGGAGATGTATATATGAAAGAGCACGGATGGCTAGTGGGCCAGTTTGTTAAAGATCGTTACTATCACCCAGACGTTATAGGGGTGATTTCTAGCATCAAGGATAGGGTTATGTATGTTAAATTCGGAGACAAGAACTTCAAATACTCTGTGGACACGGACAGTCTGAAGCGGGTGTAGGTGCGAGGGGGCTTGACAAAGTATGCTGATGCGGTTATAATGCCGTATCGGCTTTTGTCGTTTATAGGGGGAGAAGTGCCAAAGAAATTGACTACAGAGGAATTTATAGAACGCTCTAGGGCAGTTCATGGGGATAAATATGATTACAGCAAGGCTGTTTATGGGGGTTCTAGTGCTGATATACAGATTATATGTCCTACTCATGGTATGTTTTCTCAACGTGCATATATTCACCTGCATGGAGCAGGATGTTCTTCCTGCGCTGGACTAACACGCTATACCACATCCGGTTTTGTGTTGGCTGCTAAACAGATTCATGGCGATAAATATGATTACTCTAAATCAGTGTATGTGTCTTCTAAGATAAAGATAATCATCCAGTGCCCTATTCATGGGGAATTTATGCAAACACCGTCAAACCACTTGATGGGAGATGGTTGTAGTGAATGTGGTGTTATATCTACAGCGAACCACAGACGCTATTCCGTTGCATCCTTTATAGAACAAGCACATAAAATGCATAACAATTTCTACACCTATGAGCAGGTTATATATAAAAATATAAAAATACCCGTAATAATAACCTGCCCTATTCATGGGGAGTTCCACCAAACACCTGACTCTCATTTACGGGGTAAGGGTTGTATCCTATGTGGACAAACACGTACCTCTAATTCCAGAAGAGGAGACCTCCCTTCTTTTATAGAAGAAGCTAAAAAGATACACGGTGATAGGTATGATTATAGTAAGGCTGTATATGAAAGTACACACGCTAAACTAGAAATAATTTGTGTTATACACGGCTCATTTTGGCAGGATCCTGCCAATCATAAAAAGGGTGTAGGGTGTCCTATCTGTTCAGGTAAGTTCCGTAAAACTACAGAACAGTTCATCATAGATGCCTGTGCTAGACATGGGAACAAATACGACTACAGTAAGTGTGTATATGTGAGAGCTTTTGATAAGGTAGAAATCATTTGTCCCGTACATGGTTCTTTTTGGCAAACACCTGCTAAACATACATATGAAGATGGGTGCCCTAAATGTAAAGCTTCTAAGTGGGAAAACTTGATTTCTAGATTACTAGAAACACAATGTATACCATTTGCATCAGAATACAGGATACCGGATTGCATATATAAAAAACCACTACCCTTTGATTTTGCAGTGTTTATTGATAAAGACAAAAAATACCTAAAATGTCTTATAGAGTATGATGGTGAACATCATTATAGGGTTTCTATGGACTGGGGTGGGGAAAATGCCCTCAAAGAGGTACAACGACGGGATTCTATAAAGACACAGTATTGTGTACATAATAATATAAAACTAATAAGGATTCCTTATTGGGAAAAGGATAACATCGAAGATATACTTCGGAAGGAACTGATATGAGAAAAAGTTGCTATTCGTGGGACGATATAAAAATGATATATGAACATCCTCACCTACTAGGTCATCTTTGTGGGAAGACGTTGCTTACAGAGCTCCATTCAGATTGGATGAAATGGGGTCACAACTCCATGGAACGCAGGGGACTTATGGCACACCGTGGATCATATAAGAGCACTTGTCTGACAGAAGTAGGTGTTATATATAGACTACTGCGTAATCCAGAGGATCTCATCTGTATTTGTAGGAAAGGGCATCTAGCTGCTTTGGAAATGATTAGAGAAATAATGAACCTTATGGAGAGCCCACCTATCTACGAATTATTGCTATTTGCTTGGTTTGCTAATGAAAGAGGAGAGATTCCTGACAAGGCTGAGTGGCACTTTGATGTGCGTCAGTCAGGTAAACTGAATTTGAGTGTCCGTAAAACACATACAAAAGAGTGTAACGTAGAGGGTATGGGTCTGGGTAGCAACAGTGTAGGTCGTCATTATAATTTTTTAGTCCTAGATGATATCACAGGACCCGCAGACCGCACGTATCAGCGAGAACGCGAAAACACTGTTGTGGTTGCCGCAGAAATGATATCTAATATCTTAAACAGAGGTATGCCTTGTTTAGTACTTGGTACAGCGTGGTTTTCGTCAGATGCACTAGCCCTACTAGAGGAACAAGGTATGCCTTTTAGAAAATACCCATATACAGTGACTGGGTTAATGACCGAAGAACAGGTGGCAGAAGCAAGACGAACACAACCGGGACCTTTATTTGACTGTAACTATTTATTGGAGTTCACCTCTTCCGCAGATATGATATTTAGTTCCCCCGTTATGGGTGAGTGGGACAAACGTAATGTCACTGATATAAAGGCTTTGGTGGATGCAGCATATTCTCCAACAGGAGATTACTGTGCTTTGGCTATAGCAGGGAGATTGCCTAATAACCGTGTGTGTATGATGGTATTTATGGAGCAGATACACATAAAGGATTGGATACCGTTTATGCTACAGAAGCTATCTCAGTATGGATGTCATGTGCTTTATGCTGAAACAAACGGCGACCATCGTCTGGCACTGGACGCTATAGATGCACATCCACTTGCTAGGACATATGGTATATATACGCAGGGGTATGCAGAATCTCAAAACAAACAGCTAAAGATATCCACTGTGCTATATGAGGCATGGAATCACATTGTATGGGACACAAAAATGGAACCTGATTGCATGGAGCAAATATTAGATTGGAGTAGTGATACCAAGTCAAACGATGATGTTCCTGATGCATGTGCATCCCTTCTCAGGGAGGGCAAATATATTGTAGGACAGAACTACATGGCCTTGTACCGCTAATTAACTGTAAAGACCCTCCTAATCGAGGGTCTTTTTCATTTTTAGGCGAGGGGGCTTGACAAACTATTGTTTAGGTGTATACTAATTCATACAGTGCGTATACTAAACCATACATAGGAGTAACAATATATGTCCGATGAAATAAAGCGACCTGTGGGTCGTCCGAGAAAAAACACCCTTCCAGAAGTAAAAACTTTAATTCCTCATACAGATGATTGGGCAAACAGCCTTACAGGTTTGGGTGGAAAATCTGACCGCACAACCTATACGCAATACGGAAAAGCCACCATTCTCGATGACGGTACTCTTACAGAGATGTTTTGGGGCGATGGCCTAGGAAATCGTATTATAACAGTTATTGCCGATGATATGACCCGCGAATGGATATATTTGCCAGAAGAATCACAGAGGAAAACCATTACACCTGTACTTGATCTTTTAAGCGCAGAGCAGAAATTCAGTGAAGCGGTTACGTGGCAACGTCTTTATGGCGGGTGTCTCCTTGTTATGGGCATCCTAGACGGTAGGAATATTGACCAGCCTCTTAATGAAAATAACATCAGATCCATAGAATATCTACGTCCTATAGATAGAACTTGTGTTATTATACCAGAAAGTATCTTTGATAAGGATGTGAATTCTCCTACATTTGGTAAAGTGTTACAATTCAAAGTCCGGTATATGCTTAATAATGAACAGTACGATATGCTTATTCACCATAGTCGCGTTATAGAGTTTCATAACGACCCCGTACCTGTAAGTAGGTATTCGGGGCTTACAGAAGATACAAGATACTGGGGTATGTCCAGTTTACAGACAGTTTATGAATCTCTGGCTAATCTAGGAGCAATAGTTCAATCAACCTCTGCTATTATGCAGAACTTCTGTAATAGTGTATTAAAATTCAAGGGTCTGGCACAATTACTAGCGGCAGATGCAGATGGTACAGCCGAAGTAGGTCTACGAAAACGCCTTAATGCTATTTTAAGCACCCAGTCTATGTTTAACAGCACCGTTATCGACTCCGAGGAGAGCGCGGAGCGTCAATATACTACTTTGGCGGGCCTCCCGGAAGTTATGGATCGCTTCATGTTAATTTTATCAGGTACTACAAGTATTCCTGTAACACGTCTATTTGGTAAATCTCCATCAGGTCTAGGTTCTACAGGAGAATCGGATACCCGAGCCTACTACGATCTGGTCGAGTCGAACCAAGTGAATCGGCTTCTCCCGCCCCTGCGCCGCCTCATAAACTTGATTGCCCGAATGAAGGGCATTAAGGAAGATGTAGAAATAGAATTCAACAGTCTTTACCAGCTCTCTGAGGAAGAAAAGTCAAAGATCGCCTTTATGGACGCTCAGGCAGCAAAGCTCAACGCAGAGACCGAGCTCCTCTACGTGGAGGCAGGTATACGCGATGGAGCAATAATCTCTGAAGAGCACGGGTGGGCTGACGAGTGGGAAGAACCAGAGGAAGAAGTAGTAATAACTAACCCTCCTGTAGGTGCAAAGGATCCATCAGATGATACTGAGAAAAAATAGACGTTAAGACAGTTAGTCTGGACAACTAGCTGAAAACCTTCTCTGTATAGAGAGGTATTAGAGAGCATGATAACCACTAGGTTATGCTATACCATGATCGTATCTCCGTCCAGAGAGGTGGTTATCATGCTCTACTATAAAAAGGGGAAAGATATGGGAAAGAAATGTAACAAATGTGGTGAGATTAAAGAGGTAGAATCGGGGTTCAGTAAGAACAAGCTTATTAAAGATGGGTATGAGCCTACCTGTAAAGGGTGTCAGGGTATGCGTAGAAAGGCGGCTAAGAATTATGTACAGCAACTTTCTATAGAAGAACTTTCAAGAATAATTACATATGACCCTGAAACTGGTAATATCTATAAATCAGGAACATTTATATCCTATCCGTCTTATAAAGACTCTAATGGTTATACTCGTTTTAGTATAAAAGCCTATACCACATATACACACCAAATAGCGTGGTTTTTTACACATGGTGAATGGGCTAGATGTGTAGATCATATTGATGGGGATGTGTCTAATAACAGAATAAGCAATTTACGTAAGAGTACTATGAGGGAAAATATGTCAAATAGGAAGACCCATAGAGACGGTGCCCTTTTGGGGGCATCTTTTAATGCCAAATCAGGTAAGTGGGCTGGGCGTACACCAACTATATACTTTAATACTGAACGAGAGGCTTCTCTGCATTATTGTAAATACGCTCTTGCAAATGGGTTAATAAGTAGAGAGTTTATCCCAAGTATATTTACAGATGCTGAACTAGGTATTATAGGAGACTGTAATGGAAATACAAGTACAAAGTAACTTCAAAACACAACTACAGCTATATAGGTCTATAATGACTCCTAAGAAGAGAACAAGTACAAAGAGAAGAAAACCAAGACCTCTACTTTACCCTATAGGCATAGAAGTGCTATATTCCCGCTCTATTTCAGGAATAGTAGACAGGTTCATAAATACAATTACACCTATTATCAAGCGATATATAAGTGCGAATGTACGAACAGATTCAGCAGAGAGCGATTTAGATGCTCTCATGCAGCAAATTGACGCAGAGCTCCTAATCCTCTATGGGACAAATGCTCTATCGTCTGGGGCTCTTGGAGAGATGCTAAGTGCTATAGCTGAAAAGGTTCTAGGTAAGAATTCCGCATTTATGCAGAAGCAGATAGAAATTATAGCCGGGACACCTATAGCGATAGAAACTCCTTGGTGGCCAGAAACTAAAGCGTTATGGGAAGCCGAGAACTATAAACTCATAAAGAACCTGAGTACAGACTACATAAGCAAAGTAAACAGTATTATCATAAATGGTATCCAAACAGGTGCGACAGAAGCGGAAATGGCTGCAAGTATAGAGAAAGTAGCAGAAAGTCTAAAAGGTTGGCGTGCAAGGTTTATTGCCCGCGATCAGATAGGTAAGCTCAATAGTTTAGTTACCAAGGCTCAGGCACAAAGTGTAGGGATTTCTTATTACTTCTGGACTACGGCAGGTGACGAAAAGGTACGAGGCAATCCCTCTGGTAAGTATCCAAAAGCTATTCCAAGCCATTTCCTTATGGAT